GTAAGGTTAAATAATAAGGTATGAGACTTAAGAAAGGAGACGTAATAAGGGAGACAGATTCAATATCATCTCTTTATTACACGGTGAAAAAGATAAAACTTGGTGTAGCTATAGCAGAGTGTACACATGAGGGCAAGAACTATAGCACTCTTTACCACGTAAGATATAGCGATCCCAATAATATCATCCCCGTTTTAAATAGGATTCTACCAATAGAGATTAAACTTTTAACCCGTACCAATGAACATACTAAAGAAAGCAAATGAAATTGTCAACCTTCGCTCAGAAGAGAAGGCAAGACAGTATGGCCCTTTCATAGCTTGTAATGCTAAAGCAGCAAGAATAGCTACTGAATTATGTGGCAAGGAGATAACGACTGAAGACATTTATAAATTTCAGATCGCACTAAAGTTGGCAAGAGAAGCTTATTCGCACAAGGAAGATAATCTCCTTGATGCTGTAGCTTACATCGGTGCTTTGAACAACTTTTATAATAACGTTGAACCCGTGTTATTCGATGAGTCAGATATACAGCCATGAATACAGAAGACTATAAACCCTTATCCCCTCTTCCGCAATGGTATGATATTTTTGCTATGCAAGAGGAGCTTAAATATAAATATGAGCCAGAGGCAAGAGAGTTATTCCAGAACTTTGATCTTGACTATTATGAAGACCAGGAGTTATTCAAGAAATACTGTTGGAGAATAACTGAAGAGATCTCTGAGGCAGTTGAAGCAACCACTATTAGCCCAAGCAAAGAGCATGTAGAAGAGGAGCTTATCGATGCTTTGAATTTTACGATAGAGCTCATGCTTCTCAGTCGTCAGCCTTTTAACATGCTTACTTACAACCCGGATTTGAAAGTACGTGCACTTAGCTCTCCCTCCCGTCTTGCTGGGGAGGTAATAACATCTCTGGGTCTTGTAGCTAATCTTCTTAAGAACAGGCAATGGAGGAGATCCCAGTATTTAGTAGATATGTACATATTTGAAGAAAGATTCAGGGATTTTGCTCAACTATTCTATACCATCCTACTGACCGTGTTTAAATCTGATGAACATATCAGGGAGGTATGGTCGCTCAAATACCAAGTCAACTTATTTAGAATTGAAACAAACTATTAATATGGCAAGAATTTTTAAAGACTGTTTTGAGATGGTGCGGGAGATAGACCGAGAACTTAAAGTCTCAGGTATAACCGTACCGGTGAAGCATTACCAGAACAAAGAGCTGAAAGGAGATGATAAGCTTACTAAAGAATTAGTAGGAGTTAACTTCATTATCTCTAAGCCTTGGATGGGAAAAAGGGAGATGCTCGATTTTCTTTTTAAGGATGAAGCTCCTCAGATCGAAGAATACTGCAAACAAGAGATAGCAGATCGAGTAGACCGGAGAGGGCTTAATCCCGGTAACTCTTATAAAATAAGGATGGACCTCTGGCAACAGCTCATGAGCAAAAATGACGAGGGTAAATTTGACTACACTTATTCCGAACGTATCAACTATCGGCATCAACTTGATTGTGCTATAGAAGCTCTCAAAGACGACATCCACACACGAAGGGCCATGGTTATGATATATAGCCCTGATGATACAATGAGTTCAGCTGGTTTTCAGACGCGCATACCTTGTTCCGTCTCTTACCAATTCCTTATTAGGAATAATAAGCTGATGATCCTTTATTACATTCGTTCTAATGATTATTTTAAACACTTCGCTATAGACATTTGGTTAACAGAGGCTATCCAGCGCTATGTTCTCGAACAACTTCAGGATCAATACCCCGATTTAAGGGAAGGATCTTTGAACTATTATGCTGGAAGTTTGCATGCTTATCGCGAAGATATTAGCAAATGGGTGATATTCTAAGATGAGAGAACGTAAGATAAAGGGCAAGATCCTAGGTATCGAATATTTTCCGTATAAGATACTAGACGTTATGCGGGATGAAAAATACCTTGAGTTCTTCCTTTACCGTTTTAAAGTAGCAAGGGATTTAGCAATGAGCCAAGCTAAGAAATGCTCTTGGATCCCTATATATGCTAACAATCCTGAGTTAATGTACTACGATGCTCTTGATGAGATCGAGGCTATCCTGGATAAAGATAAACCATCTGCAGCTGCTATAAAACTTGGACAAAGGATAAACACAATTGTTCTTCCCGCTGTTGGGGATTGGCTCACATGGAAGTTGAACAGGACACCACAATTCGAAGCAGCTTTTGCTAGAGCACCACACCAAAGGCCAACTGATTTACGTTTATACAGATTCAATCATGAAGAAGAAAGAAAAAGAACAGACCTCCCAGGTTATAAATATATCGATCTGGGATGTACTTCAGATGTGTAATGAGGCAGAAGACAAAAAGAAACAACAAGAAACAAATTGATATGAGCGGAATAATTATTACTCACAGAATAGAGCAAGTTGAAAAACTTAAGCACAGGGGATTGTCTCATAAGTGCGTCAAAAGGCATGGCTATCACATTGCACACCACTGGTTACCCATACAAACTCAGCCAGAACACGACGAAGCACAACCTTTTGAGTATGATGATGGCAGCCTGCTTTTATTCAACGGAGAGATTTTTAATTACCCGAGAGAGTTTAATAGCGATGCAGAATATCTCAAAGATCTTTTTGGTTTAATAAACATAATCGAAATAGCAAGAGAAGCTAACAACTGGGATGGTTTTTGGTCTATAGTTTTTATTACTCCCCGGGGTACAATGTATTGTTTCACCGATCCACTCGGGAAGAAACAGCTTTACTATAATACGCGCGGGGAGATATGCTCAGAGATAAGACCACTCATATCTGATATTTCTGAGTGGGATCCCTTATTCCGTAGTTCTGTTACTAAATGGGGATATAATAAAGATGATCGCACTCCGTATAAAGACATTAAGAGAATAGAACCAAACAAGATGTATGTATTCTCCGGGGGCAAAATCCTTAATATTTGGCCCTATGAGTATTTTGATTGGTCTATCGCGCCGGAGGCAACAGATTTAGAAGAAGCTTTATATTCTTCGGTTCAAAGGAGGCTTATATCAAAAAAGGAAGAGGTTGCAGCACTTGTTTCAGGGGGACTTGATTCCTCTATTATCTCTTATATACTCTCAGATCTTGGTCGTTCTGTTTCATACTACACTACAGACAACCTCGAAGATTTAAACTACGTCCGAAAGCTATCTGAACAGCTTAAGTTCAATCCACATATTATTCACTATAGCATGGATTCGGCTGATTTCACAGATGCGCTAGAGTGGAATGAAACCCCGATAGATCTCGGGTCTATGGTTCCTGAACACAAACTCATATCCGGTGTTAAAGAACGTATCGTTCTTACGGGGGATGGAGCTGATGAATTATTTGGCGGTTACAGAAGGATAGATCAGTATGATTCTCAATATTCAGATGTGTTTGAGGAACTTACCTACTATCATCTGCCCCGCCTTGACAGAGCATCTATGAGATATACAGTTGAGATGAGAAACCCTTTCCTCTCTCATGATATAGTTAAACTGGCTCTGTCTCTTCCTTTAGAAAAACGCACGCACAAAAAGATTCTTAAAGATATATTTAGGGGGAAATTACCCGATGAGATCTTAGACAGGCCTAAGTTGCCCCTTAAAAATGATAGCATCAGGAAAGACCCAATGAAATACAGACTTAAATTAGTACAAACTTTTTATGATAAACAACTATGAATTTTATTAAAATCAGAAATGTTAAGAGTCCGCAAAGAGGAACTCCGGGCTCTGCTGGTATTGATTTATTTTATAATCAAATTTTTAAAAAGTAAAGCATATGAAAGACTGGGCAGGGGATGCAAATAGCGTGGTTCGAACTTTAGGATCAAGTGCTCATGCAAAGGAAGACAGAGAAGAACATGACTACTATGCTACAGAGCCTGTAGCAGTTGAAATGTTATGTGAGTTAGAAACATTCTCCCCCGAGATATGGGAGTGTGCTTGTGGGGAAGGGCATATCGCTAAGGTTTTAGAGTCGAAAGGCTATAGAGTGAAGAGCACAGACTTAATCGACCGAGGATTCGGCGAATCAGGAATCGACTTTCTGAAAACGAATGAATTTTTCGAGGGAGATATAGTCACCAATCCCCCGTATAAGTATGCTCAGGAATTTATTGAACATGCTTTGGATTTAATCCCTGAAGGGAACAAAGTAGCAATGTTTCTAAAGGTTCTATTCTTAGAGGGCCAAAACAGGAGAGACTTGTTTTTACTTAATCCCCCAAAAACCGTGTATGTTTCAAGTTCACGTTTGGCCTGTGCAAAGAACGGGGAATTCAAAGATGCTGCACGGGCAGTAGCATACGCCTGGTTTATATGGGAAAAAGGATTTGGCGGAGATACAACACTTAAATGGTTTAACTAAATAATAAACAACTATGAATTTTATTAAAATCAGAAATGTTAAGAGTCCGCAAAGAGGAACTCCGGGCTCTGCTGGTATTGATTTTTTTGTTCCTAATGATCTCCCCGGGGAGCAGTTTCTTACCCCGCATGAGGCTATTAATATACCCTCAGGCATCAAGGTGAAAGTTCCCAGAGGATATGCTCTCGTGTTCATGAACAAATCGGGGGTAAGCCTTAAAAAAGGCCTTCAGGTAGGTGCTTGTGTTATTGATGAAGATTACCAAGGTGAAGTTCATCTCCATCTTATAAACACCTCTGCTGAAGTCCAATCTATAATGCCTGGAGAAAAACTAGTCCAGGGGCTTTTACTCCCCATATCACTGGAGGACGTTGTAGAAATGAAAGACGAGGAAGAACTCTATAACGGGGAAAAGACTGAGAGAGGTGAAGGTGGTTTTGGTTCAACTGGTACGAAATGATGAAAGATCTTAAACTACTTACTAAGCACCTTAGTTTTACTACTAAGCTTTTGCTTATCCTCTTTGGGTTTGTAGCTTTAGGGCTATTGGTATTCCTATCCTCTCCCTTGTTGCTTATCTGGATTCCCTGGTCTATAGCATGGAGAGTAGGACTGACAGGGCTTGTGTCCTCCATCGTACTATTTATCGCATGGTGGATAATCTTTAATATGTTGCAGGCAACATTAAACCAAATAAACCAAATAAAAAATGCAAAAGACAATCAGAACTTTTAGTCACTCACAAATACGCAGTGACTTTCCGAAGAAACTAGACCCAGAAACTTTATATATCGACAAGATGTATAAAAGGATTGCTTATCTTTGTCCCTGTGGTTGCGGTAAGAGAGTAGAACAGGATGTTAGCTATGGTAATAAAGAAGATAGAAAACTTCTTATTACTGATGGTCCTAGGTTTACAATAGAGCCCCCTGCTACGTGTGGAGATCTTACCTACCAAATAAAAGACAATATTGCCATTACTATAGACAATGCTGAAGATCTACTATGACACAAGAACAACGGGGTGTAAACCCTGGAAGCACTCGCTCATAAGAGTAGCGGGGTTAATCGAGAAAGAAGGGCACATAGTGGAAAAGTTTGATATTTGGTCCGCTCCGCATCCTAAAGCTCAGATCGATAAAGGAACGCTCGAACTTCAGAATATGATTGAAGAAGATTTGCTGTTTCTCCCGAGCATGGAACAAGCCCATGCCGAATTCTGTGAGATACTCACGAAGTACATTTCTAAGTTCGATAAAGATGATAAAGCATTTTTGGTAGGATATAACAACAGAGCTTTTGATGATATATTCCTCCGTACTTGGTTTGAGTTATGCGGGGATGTCTATATGGGGAGTTGGTTCTGGCCAGATACAAGAGACGTCATGGTTCTAGCATCTGAACACTTAGAAAATATGAGGACAGAAATGCCTGATTTCTCCATGAAGACCGTAGCCAAAACACTAGGTCTTAAAATTAACGAGGATTTTTTGCTCCCTGATGCTCTATATTCCTGCGAGATACTAAGGAAGATCTACAAGATTGTAACAAATCCCTTACTATGATAGAACCAGCACAAAGAAAAAAGCTCCGTATTACTTGTGGTCATTATTCTTATGGATATTGCATGGCCCAATCAATTCGTGATAATGGCTTTTGTCAGAACGTTTTATGCAGAGGCAATTGCCAAAGGATAGGGGATTATGATGCAGAAGCCGGATTAACACTTGTAAAGATTGACTACGATGACTAAAACAGTAAAACGTACTAAACGGAGACTTATTTGCTATACACATTGTTGTGTATAGTAGCGGTTTTAAAAAAATTATAACGATTAAATATCAAAATAACGAAAGAAATATGGAAATTAAAGCGAAAATAACACCCACATTTATTGAAATTAAAGTAGATGAGATAGAAACGACAATATTTAAATCAGATAAGTCAGAAGCAGAGAATATGATATACAATTTACTTGATATCGCTTATTTTCTTTCTGCCTATACTGGAAAATCAGTAAAAGAATATGCAATAGAATTTGGATATGAATGACGATGACTACGGGTGCGGGTGCGCTGCAATCATCCTGCTGTTATGCGGGCTTGGATTGCTTATTTGGGTAGGGATTGAGGTAACAGGATTTAAGCTGTAACGTAAAAGCTAAGGTGTCGTGGCCGACCTTCCAACTGGCTACCAATTTTCAAAACACAACGACATGAGCAACGAGAAAAATACCTCCGAAAATCAGC